TTCCATTTTGCAAAATGAGATTTCCCTTCTAAATAATAATTTCTATAACATTCTATTGGATTATTTGAAACTTTATACTTTTCATCCATGCATATAGGAAATTCTGTTAATCCAGCTTCAGAAATGTTATAAGGCATATTAGACCTAAACCAGTCAATATATTGTGAGGTTTTATGAATTCTTTTATATCTTCCGGTGTAAGAGCTACATAACTCTGTTAATAAAGAAAGGTGCCAATTATAATTCTGTAATGTTTGATAAGTCCATACACTACAAGGATGATGAACATGTGTCATTTTGTAAGGAGGCTTTTCTTCTAAAAAGCAATTTTCTTCTAAAAAAGACTTTGCATCTTTAACTTTTTTAAAATCACTTAACTTTTTATCATATTTTTCTAGGAGTTTTATCCAATGAGACGTAGAAAGCATTTGTGCAGACTCAAGAATCATTTTTACAACATGCTTATCACAATGATATTCAGCAGCTTTTTTAGTGTCAGTATCTAATATAAATATATTCATTGACTAATCTTTTCTTTTAAACTTTCAATAGACAACATGAATTCTTCTAAATTAACTTTAAGTGTTAAAGAATTAGAGTTCGTTAAACTATCTAAAAGAATAGTAGATTCTTTAACATTAGTAAATTGTAGATATATTGAATTAACATCTGTTTCAAACATATCGTCTGTATAAATTTGTATATTATCAGTATAACTTATAATTTGTTTTGTACTCATTTGTTTCTACCTATTATTTCATAGTTTATATGTAAAAGAGGAACTTTTATGATTTCCTTATTTGCTAGAACTATTAGTATAGCACCAAAATTATGATCATTTGAAACATTTAAAAGTAAACCTAACTCTGTAGTGTTTGTATATAAAAAAGAGTATCTTAATAATGTTCCAGTTTTTAATCTTCTATCTAAAGACTTCATCTTAAATAATTGTTTGTCTAGCTGGTGACCAATGTGTTGTTCTCTTGTCTAAAGTTTCTTCTTTAATTACTTCATCACCATTATAGTCTTTAAACTTACCGTATACAACAAAGTCATGTGATGAACTACCAGCTTCTCCATCAAAAGTATAGTAAGACTTTATTGTTGCACCTTGACTCTGGTATGATTTATTTATCGTATAAATGATAGCTTTATATAACATATCTAGATTAATGTCTGTTAAATTCTCTACCTTTGCATGTGGATTAATACGTGAATACCACAAAGACTCAGCCTTTAAATAGTTTCCTACTCCAGAAATAATGTTTTGATTCATTAACACTTCACATATGTTTTTATGATTTCTTTTTCTTAACACTTTAATAAAATCTTCAATGCTTGGAGGGTTTGAAAGCATATCAAACCCAATTGACTTTAACTTTTTATCTAGTTCAACTTTAGACTTAATTTGAAATGTTCCAAAGTTTCTAGTATCACTGAAATATAATTTTGATGTGTCTTTGAATTCTATCTCTATTCTCGATTGCTTGTTTTTATTTGCAGACCAAGATCCTGTCATGCCTAAAGTATTAAATACAAAATATTCATCGTCAAAGTTAAAATAAATAAATTTACCTTTGCAACTTATTTCTTTTAGTTTTCTGCCTTTTAAAACAAATAAGTTTTCAATAGGCTTTTTTAAATATCTTCCACTTAAAACTTCAATATTTTTAACAGCTTTGTTTAAATAATTATCATTTATTTTGTCAACAAAAAGTTTGACTTCAGGTCCTTCAGGCAATTTATAAGTCCTTTCAGCTTTTTATTTTTTTGGCATGTTTTTTATTGATTATAACTTTTCTATTTTTAGAAATACACGTATAAAAATCATTGTATTGATTTACTGTGTATTTAATTGCTAACATTATATCCTTAGATTCTTTTTCAGATATTAAAATACCTTTTTCAAAGAAAAACTCGTGATTTTCTGTATCATAGTCATCATTAAAGTTTATTTTTTTATATTCTTTAATGTCTTTATGATGTTTTCTTTTAAATTTTTTAGCTTTACTTCTAGCTATATGTAATAGTTTTTGATCTTCCATTCATTATTCAATATCTTTATCATATGGTTCATAAGGAAGTTCTCCTGTTTCAATTGTTCGATCTAGATAATCTTCTAATTGTTTAAAAGAAGTACAGACTTTAATACCACTTCTAGCCAACATAAGATTAAACTTAGCGCCTTCTGGTAATCCTGCACAAAAATAAACAATAGGTCTTTTCATTGCATGAGCATATCCTGCTTCCCAAATAGTTCCAATATCTTTGTCACGAGTATTAACTAATAAAAAGTCTGATGTTTCAATATGGTGTAAATTACCTGAGAATGTTTCATCTTGAACAGACTTTGGAGCATCTGGAGGACATACAAAAATTCGCCTTGGAGAAGCTAAATTAAAATGTTCGCTTTTTTCATCAAATATTCTTTCGAGCTCTGTTAACTCTTCTGCTTGAACAGGATTAAACCAACCACTTGCTAAATAAATCTTTTTCATATTTTTTCCTTTTTGTTTTTAGTAATTTTATAATTCAATAATGTTTTTTTACACGCCTAGAGTTTCTTTGATTGCATTAATAGATGCAATATCATCGTGCCACATAACTGTAAAGTTTTTAACCTCGTTTGTTGGAATATCACCGTTTAATTCTTCACGTCGACATTGATAAATTGAATCATTTTCATGATATTCAAACAAGTCGTTTTTAGGCTCTGGCTGATATAAGTTTGTTCCTCGTGAAGTATAAGTTCCGTTAGAGAGTTTAACACGGAAAGTACGTACATAATGCATATCAGGTTTTTCAAAGTTAAGACAGGTTGCTACTTCTGGAATTTGTTCACAAACAATTTTCGCAATACGAGTTGCAATGATATTATCAACCTCAGGTTGGATTTGTACGTCTTGACGTTGTTTAATAAAACCAATAAGATCTTTAAGATTAAAACGTGCAATATAGAATGTTTCCATACACTTTGGGAGAATAACTCGTGCATCCATCATTGAAATACACTTGCTATCAGACATATCTGCATATAGTTGTTTTGCATCACTTACAATTTGTTTGAATCTATCATAATAAGTTGAATTTTCAATAGCTTCAGGAACTAAAGCATTATCAAATCTTAAGTCACGATCACCTGTACATTGTGCAGCAAAAGATCCAGCACGATGCCTGATAAGATGTGTGACTGTCTGTGTATCAATACCACTAATTCTAAATGTAAAACCTAAACATTCCATAGGTGTAGGTAAAGCACGAAAATTTAAAACATCTTGCAAGTTGATCGATGCTTCTTTAGGATCAGCACCTTCAAAATCTGTCACATTTGGCTGATCAGCCCATGTAGCTTTAGTCATGTGCCATGCAATTTTTTGTGCCTGTTCTCTTGTTGGACCATCAATTAAATCGATTTTTAATGATTCTAGATTATTAATAAATTGAGTACGTACTTCTTGATTAAATTTTAAATCCATAGGAAGATTAATAGGTGTTAAATCATTATTAATTGGCATATTTTCTCCATTAAATTTTGTTGTTGTTTATTACTTTAAAATTATAATTTTTTATTTTTAAATTTACACTTTTTATTTCAAACTAATTTATTATCTAAAAGTGTCTTAAATTCTAAACTGTTGCGATTAAATCTAGTTATATATTCGTGATTTGCATTTTGATTATACGGTAGATCAGGTAATAATACTTTTACATCGTGAGTAGCGTATTCCATAGAATGCTTTGGACTATCATCAATAGCAAACAAAACGTTTCCTTTGATATAATAATTTTTTTTAGCAACCCAAATATATTTTTCTGAAGCAAAATCAATATTATCAAAAGGAATATTGTTTTTATTTAACCACACATAGGTTTGATACTTACATTTTAAGTTAAAATCTGGCCTTGCCGTTAACAGCTGGATGTATATTCCTTGACTTCTAAGGTTATCTAGTAACTCAACTGTCTCTGTTAAAACAGGAATGTCTAGAAGCTTATTTTCCTCAATAAAAACTTCAAACACTCTTTCTGGACTTAAGCCGTGATCTTTAACTTCCTTTGAAGAATAATAAGATGTGCTATCTTCTGGAATATGAATGTTATATTTTTCTTTTAACCAGCTATTAAAGTAATTTCTAAAGTCACCAATAACATCATCAATGTCAACAATAACTACTTTTTGATCTGGTTTTGGTTTTTTGATTTTGTTTTCTATCTTTAAAAATAAATCTCTTTCATGAAATGCATCAATAAAATGATTTGCTTTAATATCGTAAAGATTCATTGTTGCAAGCATGTATCTAAAAACATCGATATTGTTATAAAGTATTTTATTTTTATCAACGCTAAAATCTGTTTTATCAAATACTTTAAAATTACAAGAAGAAACAATCTCTGATATTTCATAATGCATAGCTAGTGCAATTGTTTTTAACATTTCTTCTTTTTGTTTAGGTGTCATACTTTCAGACTGGTAAAATGCTTCAGCAAAATGCTTTTGTGCATTTAAAAAATTCTCTATAGTATTTTCTCTCATTGAGTTCCTTATATTTTAAATGTAATAACTTTTTTTATTTCTTCTAAATTAACCAATTCTTTTGGTGTTATTTTATTATTTTTTAATAAATTATTACACGATTCTTCAAAACTTAAGTCATCTAAAACAGAACAATAAACTTTAACACATTCGTAAAGAACATCATAGTGTACATTAGTATCTTTTTCAATGTCACTATTAAAGATAGCTAAGTGTATTAAATACTGGAATTCTCTACAAATATCAAACATAAAGTTTGCTTTAAACATTTTATAAGTCTTTACGTTAAAGCTAGTTGCACATTCTATTTCAATATCATAATCATCAAAGTCTTTTTTCTCGTAATAGTACAATGAACAATTTTCATATCCAATAGATATAAATTCTCCTGATACTATGTTTAGTGTCATTGTGCATGTAATATCTGGGATTGTTGTTAAAACATGCTGACTGTTTAGAGTAAAATGATCATTAGCAATTATTTCTTTTTGCGATGATATTGAATACAAAAGATAAGCATCATCGATAAATATTGTCATTATAAAGTCATCATATAGACCGAGACAATAAAGTATCTTTTTTTCTATTTTCTGCCAAAAGTCTAAAACATAAGATGAAGCCCTGTTGTGAGTTTGTTTATATTGTTTTAGACTTTTGGCAGAAAACATATTAATAACCTTTTTTAAGCCGGTCTCTTATAATTAAGTCCTTCTTAAGAAAAGCGTCATAAAACTCTTCAACATCTACACCCATAAGAATCATTAATGAAAAAAAGTAATTAAAAGAATCAACAATTTCTTCTAAAAATTCTTCACGATTAATATCTGGCATTTCTGTTTTTCGATGTGGCTTCCAGTTTTTTAAATGACCTAACGCTTCAAACATTTCTTCAACACCTTTTAGTGCTGTTTCTCTACAAGTTGCTTGTGCTTGCTTTGTAGATAAATCTACAGGCCACTCCGGATAAGTATCTGGAAAGTTTTCTTTCATTTGTTCCATAAATGAAACTCTTTTTTCAAAGATTTGTGAAAGCTTATCTTTATTCATCAACGCTCTCTTCTAGTTTTTGTGTTGCATTCTCTAGCATCTTATCAATACTTCCATTAAATACTGAATTATATTCATCTTCAAGCATTAAACTATCTGACTTTTCATGATGATTAACTAATCTAATCATTCTCATATGATCAACAATATCAGTACCAGTTAATAATGCTACTTGTAATAATTTTGCTACATGAGCAATAACGCTATCGTCTAATTCTAAAATTTGTTGTGTACTTTCTTTCATTTTTTTCCTTTATAATACAATTGGTCTTTTCTGAAGACGCTGATTTATTAAGTCGCTATCATGTTCCATAACTTTAATCATATCAACACCTTCAACTGATTTTATAGATTTAATAACTTTGTTTAATTTGTCATTAGCTTCGACATATTTTGGGATATATGAAACATTTAATTCTACGATTCTATGTCCTACATTAGTAACAGGGTCACTAATTGGACGAGTTTGTCGAACAGTTACAATACCTTCTAAAGCTCTCATGTCTGTCATAATATCTAGAACTGTTGGATCTTCTCGATCTTCAATCATGATTCTACATCTTACTAGCATGTTTAATAAGTCTTTATGTCTTTCAAGCAATAATCTTTTTTTGTCACTAATAACCATTAATATTCTCCTAAAATAGCATTAATAATTATTATAATGAATTATATAAAAATAATTTATATTTTACACTATATTGTGATTTTTTTTATAAGCAGCTATTGTCTCTGGCCACAAGCTTTCAACTATAGTTAACATTCCTTTAGCTAACTCCTGAATTTCCCATTGTGCACCCTCGTGTGTTCTTAATCCAATAAATTTCAATATATTGTTGCAGTTAGCTGTAGCATAATACTCAGTATACATAGCTTGAGGTAATAAAGCTCTAGCTTGCTCTCTACATACACCACTTTCTAAAAAAGTATGAAACAACCTTACAGACTCTTCACAATGTTCTTGATATAAAGATGCAGCGTCACCTGAGCTTCCCCAAGAACCATCATGTACTTCTGGATTAATTTTATCTTCAAAGTTAGATGCCTGTCTGTTTGACTTATGTTGTGTTCTAAAATCTTGAGGCATGTAAAACTCTATATTAGAGTTAGTGTATCTTCTGCTAATCTCATTGTATGACCATGTTCTATGACGGTGGTGCTGACTCCTAACAAACAAAGGTACTTTAATTCTAAACGTTGCCATATTGTGTTCTAAAGTAGAAGTATGACGATGCTTAATTAAATAGTTAATAAGCTTTTTATCTTTATCATCTAGCTCTTCTTTATGAACACCAAAACTAACTCTTGCAGAATTTACGACAGTAATATCTTCGCCCATTGATTGTACTAGCTCAACAAAGCCAACATTGTCGTTATATAAATCTATTTTCATTTTTGTCCTTTTTAATCGATATTATAATATAATTTTTCTGCCCAAGGAATAACGTCCCATTTTTTAGCTGAAATGTTGTGATGTCCTACAATACTAAACTTTGCTGCATCTTTAACAGAGTATACTTCGTTATCTTTACATATAGGTTTATCTTGCAAGTCTACTGCTTCTCTTAAAGCACTTAAAAATTCTTCACAGAAGCCTGCAAATTCATCACCAATCATAACGATTTTGCGATCTTTAACCCTAGAATCAGGTATCTTGCAAACTTGTAACGAAGCATCCGGATACCAGTTTTGTGTTTTCTCCCAATATTTCGTATCAGGATGCATACAAATGTCAATACCTATAGAATATTTATTAAACTTTCCTGCATGATATGCAACTAATCCTGTATCCAAGCACTGAAGTATTTCTAGTTTTTGTCTCTTGTGATTATATCCTAACAAGAAATGTGAAGAAACATGTCTACCTCTTGCCATATTGAATACATTATAACAATGTCTACTATTTAAACCACCCCAATGCACGCATATAGAGTCAGGATCTTTTTTTCTTAAATACCAATTTTTAGTTCCATCGTCTAATTCATATAAAGGTGCAGACATATCTACTTCTACGTCAAAGTCAATTGGTACTACTTTGCCCATGTGAAATATAACATTTCCATAGTATTCACGAACAGCTCTATGAGTTCCAGGACCATAGACTCCGTCTACTGTAGTTCCTACTTCTTCTTGCAATTCTCTTACGTAATCTTTGTTTTTGTTTATATGACTAAATTGTTCCATGATTTTCCTTTTTTATTAAGGTAACTATTCAACTGTAATATTAACTTCAACGTTAATTTTCATTTCAGGAACACGAACATGATCAACAATTCCATGCAACTTAGCTTCTTCTGCGTCCAAGAACCAATCACTGTGACCTTTATCATGAATAAGCTTAGTAAAATAATCATCTGCTTTTCCACAATTTCTAGCCATCATTTTATATACCTTGTCATTTAAGCGTTCAGCTTCTCTTACATCTGATTTTAGTTCTTCTATTTTACCAAAAGCAAAAGAAGAAACATCATGAATCATCATTGTAGAATCTTTGTCCATAAACCTTAAACCTTCAGATCCAAAAGAAGCTAAGATCGCACCACAACTCATAGCTTTTCCCTGAACTATTGTTGCTACAGGAACTCTAGATGTTTTAATTGCAGAAATCATTGCCATAAGCGAATAAACTTGACCGCCAAAAGAATCGATTTCTATTGGTATAACTTTTTGACCACTATTTTGTGCTTGACACATTAGTTCATTAAACTTTTTAACACTTTCTTCTGTAAATTCATTTACAGTAATGATTACAGGTTGTTGTTTTAATTCTATTTCTTTGATTAGTGGTGAAACGTTTGTATAGTAATGCATTATAAATTCCTTAGCTCTTCAATGTTTTTAAATCCGACTTTTCTACTTGCTTCTTTACCGCCTACTATTTTTATAAATGTAGGCACACTTGTTATTTTATGGTTTGCAAAGTCGGTCCAATCCTCATCTGTGAGGATCTCGATATTTAATTCTTGTTTAATTTCTTCTGTTATTTGTTTTTTTGCAAGTCTGCATGGCCCGCATGTCGCAGAGCTAAATAATAAAATTTTTGAATCCATTTAAATTTCCTATGATTATTTGTAATTTTATTATAACATCCAGTTTTTGATTTTATAAAAAAAATTTAATTAATTGTCCCAACCCCAACTATCTCCAGTCATACCATCCGCATTGTAATCTGTTACTGTTCCTTCAAAGAAATTTTTAAAGGAGTCTCCATTAATAATCCAATCTAACCAATCTAAAGGATTATTTTTAACACCAAAGTTAGGTTTGAGTCCAAGTTGAATTAATCGTCTATCAGCAAGATATCTAATGTATTGCTTGACTTCTTCTTTTTCTAATCCTTCTATTGTGCCTGTTTCATACGCTAAATCGATAACTTTATCTTCTAAATCAACAGCGTCTCTATACATTTGATATATGTCTGCTTTGAATTTATTGTTAACAACTCTTGGGTGCTCTTTAACGTATTCTCTAAATAATTGAGTCATTCCTTGAACATGCATCGTCTCGTCGCGAATCGACCATTCGACAATCTCGCACATTCCCTTCATCTTTCCAAATCTCTGATAGTTTAGAAGCATGATGAACGCTGAAAATAAACTCATTCCTTCATTACATGCAGATTGAGCAAGAGCAAGTCCTAGTCCTTTTTTAGTAGAAACGTCGTTTTTTTGCATGAATTCAATCTTGTCACGCATTTGTTCATACTCTAAAAATGCTTTATATTCTTCTTCTGGCAGACCTAATGTATCGTTTAGTAAAGCGTAACTACGTTGATGTGTTCCTTCACGATTTGCAAAGCTTAATAACATGCTTCTAATTTCATTGTTTTTAAATTTAGGAATAAAAAGATCACAGTAGTTACCGCCAACTTGCACATCGCTTTGAGTAAACAATCTAAGGATTTGAGTTATATGATTCTTTTCTACTTCACTAACTTTGCCACCTTTCCATTGATTTACATCTTCAGCTAATTTAGCTTCCCATGAACCCCAATGTATTTTCTCATGGGATTCTGCAATTTCCATAGCCCAGTTGTACTTAAAAGGCTTGTATGTTGTGTTATATTTTAGTAATGACATTGTTTAACCTTTGTTCTATGTTTGTTTAATATAATTATCCTTGACAACTTAAGCATTCATCATCATCTTGAAAATCTTTTATCTTATCTGCTTCAACTTTTTGTGAAACCTTTTCAGCAGCTGCGCCAGAGTTAGTTCTTAGATAATAAAGTCCTTTTAGTTTCTTTTCCCAAGCTCTAATGTGAACTTTATTTACATAAGCTTTATCAGTTCCAGCAGGAAAGAATAAGTTGACACTTTGACCTTGACAAATAAATTCTTGTCTATCACCTGCGTGGTCTATAATCCAACGTTGATCTAGTTCAAAAGCTGTCTTAAAAACTTTTTTCTCCCAGTCTGTTAAAAAGTCTAGATGTTGAACGGAACCTTCAGCTAGAATAATCGATTTCCATTGATCTCTTAACCATTGTTCTTTTTGTTTTCTATCTTCAGCATGTTTTTGCAAGACTTTTTCTAAGTGAGGATTTTTTACTAAGTAAGATCCTACTCTAGTACGATGTGTATAAGCATTACTTTTCCAAGGTTCAATTGAAGGTGATGTACAACCTATAATCGAACTGTTTGCATTAGGAGCAATTGCTAACAAATGTGAGTTTCTTATTTCTAATTCACCTGCATCTGGACACGAGCCTTTTAATTGTGCTAATTTCTGTGTTTGCTGCTTAGCTCTGTTTTTAATTTCTTCAAAAATATGTGTATTTATACTTTTAGCAATAACGGATTCAAACGGCACATCCTTGGATTGTAACAATGAGTGAAATCCCATAGCTCCAAGTCCTAAGCTTCTTTCTCTCATTGCAGAATATTTTGCTTTATTGAGAGAATCAGGTGCTTCTTTTATAAAGAATGTAATTACATTATCTAAATAAGTGATTAAGTCCTGAACGATATTTGAATCTTTCCATTCGTCCCATTTTTCTAAGTTTAAAGAGCTTAAACAACATACAGCACTTCTATCATCAGAAGTTGGGAGATGGATTTCATTGCAATTGTGAACAAGAATGTTATTTGCAAAAAAATTATTATTGTCTTTAACAGTTATGTCAAAAACAGTCTGCTTTTTTGTTTTTTTAATTATTTTTAGTGGCATATTTTCTTCCTTTTTTCCAGTTATCTTTTTCCCTATTGTATTCTTCTAAAGATAGTTGTTTTGATATTTTAAGATTTTCATTATAATACCAGTTTTTTCCTTTAAGAGAATTTGACAATTTTTTATTATGACTTTTAGTTCTTTTATACTTAAAATCTTTTTCTTCTAAATTATATATTTCTTTCATTGCGTTTACAAAACCGCTTAAACCCGAGCCATACTTTTTAAATCTAAACTTAGAATAAGATTTTGGAAAACCGTAAGTTTCTGAACTATATATTTGCCACTTTCTTCTAGGTAATTGTCCTTCTTTTTGAAAATAAGAAAAAGCTGATTCTAATATTTCTTCATCTGTAAATCCTGAGTAGTTTGGATTTTTTTCTCCTGTTGTTGAAATAGAATTTTTAAGACACCATTCATCGTATTTTTCGTCAGGTACTATCCAACCTCCGTCACCGCCTATAGTCATATTATATCCGTTTTTAAAAGTATCATAATGTTTGATGTAATACTTTTCTTTTTCTAAAGCTTCTTCTCTAGAGCTACATTCACAAATTATTTTAGACGTTATACTTTTAGGACCATATTTTCTAATTGCTTTATAGAAATGTGTATCATGGCCTGATTGTGAATTTGTGATATGTTTATGTAATCTTTTCGACAAGGTTAATCCAGTATATCCAATGTATGACTTATTTGTTTGTTTAAAAGTATGCATGTATATTATATATTTCAAAACAACTCCTTACTTTAGTAAATGAATCTCAATTTTAAATATACATCTAGTAATCAAATCAAGAAAAAACTAATTCATCATCTTCTTTAAGATCTTTAGCTTTTACGTAGCCTCTATTTAAAGTGTACACTTTATGATCAGGCGTACAAACTATTTTATGACCAGTTTTTTCGTCTATAATTTCAAGTACTTCCGCGCTTTTACTAATTAATCCCGCATCAGTAATCTCTTTATATTCAATTTCTTTTGTATCAATATTGTAAGACAACACGAAAACTTCTTTTCCTTCATTAAAAAGATTAACAACTTCTTCTAGTGATATTTGCACATTAGGTACGTTATCAATTAACACGTCAACTTTAGTATCACCTGTTAAGCAAAGATTACTACCATGAATTTTAAGATCTAAGTCTTTCTGAAATTGTGGTAGATGTTTATTTGCCTCATCAATAAAATTGATGTATGGTTCTCCAGTTCTAAATCTAATCTGTAAAATTCTTTGCCACAAAGATCTTGCATCTAAAGTATCTCTTATAGATTTATCATTTGGATCAATTAAATTCCATTCTCTACCATCAACTACAGCTTTCATAAATTCGTCTGTTATGTTTACAGCGTTATTTAAGTTAAAACACTTACGATTAACATCGCCACCAGTTGGTACGCGTATGTTTAAAAATTCTAAGATGTCCGGGTGTGAGATATCCATGTAAGCTGCATAGCTTCCTTTTCTCGTTTTACCTTGACGGTATGCTGTCATGTCACTATCAACAGTCTTTAAGAAAGGAATTGGTCCTGGAGATATATCACTATTTGATCTAATAGAACTCCAATGTCCACCAACGCCTCCACCTTTAACACTCATCCATCTTAATTCGTCAGAGTGTTCGATTAGTCCTTCTAGTGAATCTTCTACGTAAGTTAAAAAACAACTTATAGGCATGCCTTTAGATTTTTCACCTTTTTTAGGTGCGTTAGAAAGAATAGGTGAGCTAAACATAAACCATTGTTTAGAAGCGTAATCGTAAATTCTTTGTGCTAATTCTAAATCATCTTCGCAAAAAGCCAGAGCTGCTCTAGCAAAGCTTTCTTGTGGTGAAGATTCTGTGGAGTCCATGTAATAGTCTCTTAGTAACTTTGAAGCAAAGTCATTTAAGTTTTTGTCTAAATCTAAATTTATTTTAATTCCACAATAATCTTTAATCATATAATCCTCTTAATCTGAACTTCCTATTTTACCTTCTTTGCGACTTGCATCTGAAGATAAATTTATATATTCTTCTTCTGAAATACACTCGTAATGATTATCACATTTAACTGTTACAATTTGTACAGGTAACTTTTCGCCCTCATAAATAATTTTATCATTTTCTGATAGGTTTACTAAATTTACGAAAACTTCGCCTGTATATCCGCTATCAATTACACCAGCTCTAACTTTTAGTGATGATTTTGTAATTGAGCCTCGCTCTTGAACTAGTGCAACGTATCCTTTTGGAACAATCATTCTTAAGCCCGTGCTTATGAGTGTTTTTTGGCTTTCGTTATTATGTATAGATTTAATTATAACATCACTGCCACAATTGTACAAATCTAATCCAGCACTTTCACCGCCATAAGAGGGTCCGTATGATTCAATGTTGTTTTGTTGTAATACTTTATTTAATTTTTCTTCGCAATAAATTTTTATCATTTATGGTTTACTTCTTTCCATACTTCTTTTAATTTGTTTTTCATGTCATTTCTATCTTGAGATACAGCTTCATTTAATGTCATTTCAGTATCATCTAATATTTGAAATTTAGATTTTGCTGTATCAATGTTAATTGGAAATAACAAACCATCTTTACCCGCTCTGTTCTTAGCAACGAATATTCTGCCTCCGCCAGTTGATTTTTCCATTGGTTTACGACTAATTGAAAGTACAACGTCAGCTACTTGAGCTTTACCATAAGATTCGCCAAGATTTTCTAATCCTACAACGTCTGATTTTGAAGAATCTTTGTTAGCTTGTGATGCAGTCCAGATAGGAATGTTTAAGTCAACAGCTAAATTTCTTAACTCTGTATAAATTAGTTTTAGTTCATGTCTTAGAGAATCGTAAGCTCTAGAAGATTTCATAACATCAGCATAATCAACTGTTACTAGACTTGGTTTGAAACCTTTTAAAGTTAACTTCTCGATATGATTTCTTAATGTCATAACAGAAGCAGATCCAGTTGGATATTCTTTAATAATTAGCTTGCCAAGTTCCATTTCTTTATATTTGTCAACAACTTCTTTTTTTCTTACAATTACTTCGTTAGACGGAATATCGCACAAGTTAGAGTCATATCTTTTACCTGTTTCATGTTCTGATAATTCAAATGTATAATGTATTACGTTTTTGCCAACTTTCATTGCAGCACAACCCATTGCAATCAAGAAATGAGATTTACCAACACCTGTATTTGCAGCGATAACTCCTAATTCACCTCTGCCTAAACCACCTCTTAAAATATCTTGAGCGTCGATTCTATCCAAGCCAGTTGGACATACTTGACGATTAATCTGAACAAATCTTGCCTCAATATCTTCAAAGAAGTTATGACCTGTAGAGTTTGGCATACCTACTGAAATAGCTTCTTTCA